GTTAAGCTTGAGATTGGAAGACGTATGGGGTTGCGCGATAATATTATATTCCTCCAAAGCATCCGTTATTGGCAAAGAAAAATAAATTGGGATGGTGACTGGGAGTCTCAAATAGATAAGATTGAGGAAAGACTACCATGAGTGTATACTTCATAGCTGACCTACACTTTGGTCATAACCATATCCACAACTTTGGTCATAGGCCATGGTGCAACTCATCTGAGGAGCACGACGAGGTATTGGTTAACCGCATTAACTCAACGGTTCGTAAGCGTGATAAGCTGTACATCCTAGGTGATGTAGCGTTTAGCAAAGATGGGGTTGAAACATTCAAGCGAATCAAGTGTTGTAACAAGCATGTGATCTGGGGTAACCATGATAAGGTTGAACACCTTGTACCGTTCATAGAGAAGCATGATGGGTTCTGTAAATACAACAAGTTCTGGTTAAGCCACTGCCCTATCCACCCCGCTGAGTTAAGAGGTAGACGCAACATCCATGGTCACGTGCACCATAACGTGCTTGATGATGAGCGTTACATCTGCGTATGTGTTGACCAGTGTGATGGCTACCCTATACCATACGAAACAATAAGACAGGATACTAATGGGTAACGAGCACAGATCAGAAGCCAGCAAAGAGAAGAACCGCAAGCGCATGCGTGAGTACCAGAAGGACATCATGCAAAAGAAGCGTACAGCGGAGCAGGCTGTAGGCTCGATACCTGGGGTTGCCAACAAAGCACGTAGGACACGTTGTAGCAAGAGCCTGAAGAAGTTTGCGCTAACCTACCATAAGGAAATCTTTTACAACCCAATCACAGATGAGCAGGAGCAAGACTTCAAGGCCATTGAGTATGCTATCAAGAATGGTGGCCTGTTTGCGCTAGGTGCACCCCGTGGTGATGGTAAGACAACCCGATTTAAGATAGGTATGCAGTGGGGCATAATGAATGGTCACTGTAAGTTTGGCGTACTCATCACTGCAGAAAGCGGTAGTGCCAGCGAAGCTATTGAGTTCTTCAAGATTAGCCTTGAGACTAACGATCTACTACTGGAAGATTACCCAGAGGTATGCGTGCCTGTACGTGCGTTAGAGGGTAGTAGCACACGTGCACGCACCCAGCACATTGATGGTGAGCGTACACACATTGTATGGCAGAAGGACCGCATAGTAATGCCTACTGTACCAGGTTCATTGTGTGCTGGTAGTGTTATGGTTGTTACCTCCATCGAGGGTAGGATACGTGGTATGCAACACGCTACCGCATCGGGTGCCACGCTACGCCCTGACTTTGTGTTAATCGATGACCCACAGAGTGATGATACAGCCCGTTCACAGGGGCAAATAGATAAGCGCATGAAAACCATCAAGACATCTGTGTTAGGGTTAGCAGGTCAGAACAAGGCTATCACAGTGGTTATGGCCGCCACAATCATCCAGAAGTATGACTTAGCATACCGCTTCCTTGACCGCAGTGAGCACCCTGAATGGCAGGGGGTTACACGTAAGATGCTTGGTGCGTTCCCCGATGATATGGAATTTTGGGAGAGTGAGTACCACGAAGCATACCTGCATTCGCTAGAGTTACAGGATGATAACAAGCATGTAAACAGCTTCTATCGTAAGAACCGCAAACGCTTAGAGGCTGGTGCAGTGGTAAACAACAAGCACCGCAAGGGTGACAACGATGTAAGCGCACTACAGCATGCAATGCAACTGTACTTCCAGCGTGGTAGAGATGCGTTCTACAGCGAGTTTCAAAACGAACCTATCGACGACTCAGGTAGCCTGTACTCAATCACTCCTAGGCTAGTCTGTAGCAGGGTTAACGGTTATGACAAGGGTATCGCTCCTGAGGGTGCAAAGTTCCTCACCTGTATGGCAGACGTTAACTACATTGGCTTAAACTGGGTTACAGCTGGGTTTGATAATGATTTCACTAGTTGGATCGTTGATTACGGCAAGTTCCCTGGTGGTAGCAACATGCTGTACAACCCTGAGAAGGACACAGAGCGCACCGCATCACAGGCAATCAGTAAGGGTATCATGCAACTGGTGCAGTTCTTCATGGAGAAGGAGTTCGGTAATCACCGGCAACTTAACTTGCTTATGATTGATGGTAACTTCCAGACTGAGACAGTGTGTAAGACCGTAGAAGCTGTGCGTCACAAGTACAAGCCACCGTTCAAGATAGTAGTCCATCGTGGTCGTGGGCATAAGAGTTACAAGTTAAAGCAGGCTACACTGGTTGGTAAGCCAGGTGATGAGTGCCACTTAGAGAACACACCTATGCGTGGCATGCAGATCATACAGAACTCTGATTATTGGCGTATGGCTACACAGAAGGCATTCCTCAACGAGCCTGGTGTAGCTGGTAGCTGTAGTCTGTTTGGTAAGCGTCCTATTGAGCATGACGGTATAGCTCGTGAAATCTGCAGTGAACGGCTTGATAACTTCGCATCTACTGATAAGGGTAACATGTATGTATGGAACATGACACCTGGGCAGGCAAATGATAAACTGGATGCGCTTGTAGCATGCTTTGCGGGAGCCTCATTGCTAGGTGCAAGCTTCACAGGCGGTAACTCTAAACCTAAACCAAGTAAACGTAACAAGAAGCCAAAGCTACCACCTAAGAATGGTAGCACAATCCGTAGGAGGTATTAATGAAGGTCATACACATATCACGTTGCCTAGACTGCCCACACCTTAATCAGGTTGCTCTGAGTAAATCAATTAGCGGCAACTACAAGTGCAGGATAACCAGCGCAACCATACGCCCAGAGGATTCACTAGACACAATAGACTACAACTGTCCATTACAGGATGCTAAACCACAGGAGTTAACAGATGGCACGACCTAAGAAGGATGCAACTAAGAATGCACCCAAGACTAAGAAGGAAGAACCACCAAAGAAAGTTTACAACCACATGCGCTACCAACGGTGTGGTGAAAAGAAGAATTCAGCACAATACCCCACCTTCATGCAACGTAACATGGCCTGCGGTGGTCTGATGGTTACACAGAAGACTAGCGAGGGTGGCAAGTACAAGCATTATAAGTGCCCTGTATGTGGTGCAAACAAGAAGGTAGAAGGGGAACTGGTATGACTGAACCATCGTTTACTGATGAGCAGATTAAAGCCGCATTGAATGAGGTAGAAACCGCCAGTGCACAACGTGAGGCAGTACAAGCAGTTAAGGGGTGCGGGTCATTCCTGTTTATGCTGATAATGGTGCTGTGGTTCCTGTCAATCAACTGTGTTGTAGGAGTACTGTGTTACCAGGCATACTGTCAATAATAAACACACACTATTCAACCCCTTCCTTAACAGGTTGGGGTTTTTTTATGCCTGCGTCTCAACCTAATTTTATTAGCTAGAATTGCGTTCTACATAATTTTATTAGGTCAAAGCATTGATAATCGTAAATGCGTGGCGTATAATCCTAGCGAAAACCAAAGCAATTATACTGAGGCACCCATTATGGCTATCCGCACTGGCAAAGAAAAGAAGATCAAAACACGCGACCGCGAAGTAGAGTTTGAATCAATTGATGATGAGATTAAGCGGGAGAAGCAGGTTGCCAGATCTACAGGGCGTACTCGTACATTCACTAAGGGTATCCCCAGGAGAAGCTAAATGAAGTTCTTAGGATTTGAATTTAAGAAGTTACCCACTGAGCAGAAGGTAACCCCTAAGCAGGAACGGCTTAATAAACGTTTAGCCAAGAAGAATCCTGAGCGCGCATGGACGTATGAGGATACCACGAACTATGACCAGTTTGGCCACCATGTTTCTAACCTAGCATCAGAGCAGGGTTTAGGCTACGGCACTTCAACTGGTGATTCACAGACACGCTATGACCGTCAACAGCTAAACACTGTTTCACGGCAAGCATACGATGAGAATATTGTGTTTTCCAGCATGATAGATCGTATGGTAAACAATTTAATGGGCAGTAACGGTTTCGGCCTTCAGGCAAGGACAAAGAGCAAAAAACTAAACGACAAAATTGAAAAAGTCATATGGAAGGCCTTCACGTCCTCACCTGAATACCGCGACCTTTATCCATGGAAGAAGCTACAGGATGGCATATGCCGTGACCTGTTGATAGTTGGTGACATTGGGTTTGTTAAGCTAAAGACTGGCCAATTACAGGTTATTGAAGCTGAATGGATCAACACCCCGACTAACGACCAGCTAGTGCTTGACAAGGGGCACAAGGTTGAACAGGGCATCTACATGACACGTGGTGGTAAATTCAAAGGGTTTATGTATAGCCCACCAACACCAGACGGTTATGGTCAGTCCTCAAAGGGTAGGCTTATTCCCAAGAAGAATGCAATTTACCTCTCCTCTCTGCAACAGCGGTTCACACGCACGCGTCCTATTCCGCCATTCATTCAGGCTTTCAGTAGTGTTTGGCGGTTTGAGGACATCCTAAACAGTGAAGCTATCGCCTGGCAGTTACTAGCCAAGCATGCGATCATCGTTAACAAAGAAGCCGCTGAAGAAGATGCTTATGACCTAAGTGGTGATGATGAGAGGGATTACAACGATTACAGTGGTTCCATCACAGACCGTGTTACAGAACATGATACCGGCATTGTTTTCTGGGGTGACCAAGGTGAGAAGGTTAGCAGTGTAGACCGTAACCTTCCTGGTAAAGACTTCCCTATGTCTGTACGCACCTTCATGCAACTGTTTGCTATGCGTATTGGCTTACCACTAGAGATTCTAATGCTTGACTGGTCTAAGACCAACTTCAGCAGTGGTAGAGCCGCATTAAGCCAAGCTACGGTAATGATTGAGAGCTGGCAGAAGCTACTTGTTGAATCATTCTACATGCATGTTTATCATTGGGTAATTGAAAACGCTATTGAAGCTGGTGAGTTACCTTCTGTAGAAGAAGAGCCTACTATCTTTGACCATGAATGGTTCCCACCTGCACTACCATGGATTGATCCTAAGAGTGAAGCAGAGGGTTGGGGTATCCGTGTTGACCGTGGTTTGGTTACCTACAACGATGCGCTTAAAGCACGTGGTAAAGATCCACAGGAGGAAAACAACCAGCGTGAGGCTATTATTCGTGACGCTATCGAACGCTCAGCTAAGATTAAAGAAGAGACAGGCCAAGATGTACCATGGCAACTCTTTGCGGGTTATGAGCCTCCTCAGTCTACTGCACCAGTTGTAGAGGAAGAGGAAGAACCTGAGGAACCCGAAGAAGAACCTGAAGAAGAACCCTCAGAAGATGATAAAAAGAAGCTTGAAGAGAATGGTATGTTTGAGATAAACGGCAAGCTGTACCGCATGCACGAAAACGGCTCAATGGAGAACCTTAGTGACAACTAAAGCCAATCGCATCCCTGAATGGTTCCAACACCTGTATGAAGCTGGTGCCCTTAATGGTAAGGATGGCGCTAACGGTGTTGACGGTACCAATGGTACTAATGGTGTGGACGGTACCAACGGTGTAGACGGTGTGAGTATCACTGATGCTAAGATTGTTGACTCCAAGGTTGTTCTAGGCTTGTCTAACGGCACTGTGATTGAGTTGGGTAATAAAACCCTATTTAAGGGTGATGACGGTGTAGATGGCAACCGTGGTCCACGTGGGCATCGTGGTGACATGGGTAAGCAAGGACTCGACGGTACCAAAGGTAAAGACGGTAAGCAGGGCAAAGATGGGCGTGATGGCAAAGACGGTAAAATGGGACCAATGCCTAAGCACCAGATTAAGGGTAGCCGCATACGCTTTGAGATGGCTCCTAACAAATGGGGTGAATGGATTGAGTTCATGCAGATTGGTGGTGGAGGAATAGCTTCTACAGCCGCACTTGATGCGATAGCCGCAGGTCAGGCAAACTCACTAGGCACTGGCTTAATTGACATTACACTCCCAGGAATAGTAAAGGTAACAGACACAACCTTCACTGTAAGTGCTGGTAACGGCTACATCCTTGATCATAGCGACCCTAACAACTCTGTGTTGTCACCTGTATCATGGACTACCAAGGAAGGCGTTACAGATGAGTTCGTAACAACCAACCTTAGAACATGGATTGGTATCGATGCTTCTGGGGATGTCAAACAGATTGCTGATGAGGTAACTGGTGCACAACGCCGTGATTACATTATCATAGGCGCGCTTACCCACATTGATGGATTAACGATCACTAATGTAGCCCTAGCACCAGCGGCGCTTCCTGGTGTTACTGATAAGGTATTTGATGTGTGCTGTGCAATTAAGCATGCCAACATTACAGGCAACGTGTACAGTGGTTACAGCACAAGTACCCTACAGTTAGAAAAGACTGCTGGGCGTATCTTCAGCTGTGACAGGAACTATGCTGAGGACCAAGATAGTCCTAATGAGAATGAACAGCCTGCCGTTAGCCCGATACCTAGGATGTTTCAAGCATATGGTGATGGCTCAGGTGGGCAGACAATTAGCGTTGTATCAACCCTTGACGTAACCCAGTATGACGATGGCACAGGCACGCTAGCCACAATCACTGATGGTCATTGGTGCACGCATCGTATTTACACCTCTACTAATGTTTCTGGCTCTACCTTAGTTGTGCTTGGGCAGACTATCCATAGAGGTAAGCAGGAAGCTATTAGCGAGATTGCGATTGAGAAGTTTATACCTCTGCCAGGTGCTTCTGAGTTAATACTGAGAGGGTTCGTAACATTCAGAAAGGGTATAACTAGTCTTAAAGACAATACTGATGCTGTATTTACACCTGCAGACAGGTTTGGCCAACAGCCTGTTAACTCTGAATCAGGGGTGCACTCTGGTGGTATCCCCGCATTTAAGGACTACGCATTTACCAGTAATGGCATTTCCTCTGGTAGCTACTATGTAGGTGGGTTCTATGATGCACCAGCCACAGATGCAAATCTTACTCAGGCAAGCACTACTGTTGATTACGGCACAGCTAATGTAGCTTACTGTGCACACCCATTCATTGTAACTCGTGGTGCTGGTACGGTTGATGCGGGTCAAGTTGGGTTACGCTGTAACTTTACTAAGATTGACGATGGTGGCACTATCACAGAGTCAACTGTAGAGGTTATTACAGAAGATATAACCACGCTCACAGCAGACCAGTACATTGAGGCTGATAAAGCAGTTGGTACCTTTCAGTTTGAATTGTATGTGGTTAGTGGTTCACCAACAACTTACAGCCTTGACTTTAACTATGGTTATGCTAAGTACGAAGATTTTGGTAACCGCGATTTCATGGTAAGTGACTTTGAAGTTGTTGGATTGGCTGGTGCTAACGACACTGCTAACAACATTCAGTTGCTACACCATTCACAAAGCGGTTGGTCCTACCATGCAACAGCCTTTGTTCCTGGTGATGGGGTTATCTGTGATATGGCCACTGACTTAGGCGCATACGGTAATTTAGCCAATGCTAAGAACTTTGCTTATAAGCGTAGCTCTAACGTTACTCCAGCCCTGTTGTATCCTGTGCTTGGTTCAGGAACAGAAGGGGTTATAACCAAGGTTGTAGCAGGCCAAAACAATTCTTATCAATCACTCAACATCCATCTAGGGGTGGAATTCTAAAGGAAACTATTATGGAAGCTAAATTTACATTTCAGTCAAACGATGAAGCATTGTTTAAGAAGGATGAAGAGAAAGACGATGGCCTAATGAAGTTCACGGTTATGGGCTACACTGGTGGTGTCATGGAGTCAGGTTATGGCTCAGTAGCAATTGATCTGGAAGGCATGAAGTTCCGTAACGATGTTACTCCAATGTTCCAGCACCATGACTCAACACGTATCGTGGGGCATGCTGACAAAAAGACCATTACACCCCACGGCTTAGAGTTGAACGGTGTTATTAGTGGTACCGGTGAAGCGGCTCAGGAAGTGATTAGCACAAGTGCAAATGGTTTCCCATGGCAGGCATCGGTTGGCGTAAGCATTCTTAGCCACAAGATAGTAGCTGAGAAAGAAGAGTGTGAGGTCAATGGTCAGACCATGAAAGGCCCAGGTGTTGTACTGTGTCAGACAGAGGTATTTGAAACAAGCTTTGTCCCTCTTGGTAGGGATAAAAACACTTCCTCAGCATTGTTTAGTGAGGATTTTGAACTAGAACTGCAACAAAACAAGGAGCAGATAATGGAAAACGAAACAAAAGGTGTAGAGCCTGTACAGGAAGAGGTAAACGTTATCTCTGAAATGCGCGCGGCCTTTCCTAATGATGCTGAGTTCGCTCTTGACGCCGTTGAGCGTGGAATCAGTGTCCTGGAAGCTAAGGCTGAGTTTGCTGATAAAGTAGTTAAAGAACGCGATGACCTCGCAATTGAACTGGCTGAACTTCAAGCCTCTCTTGAAAAAGAAGAGTGTGACGGTGAAGTGCCTGTTGAGTATCAAGAAGAGGTTCATGAGCAGTTTGAAGCTGACTCCCCACAAGCAGAATTTAACCGCCTTCGTAAGGAAGCTAAAGCACAGCACGCTTTTAGTGACCAGGAAGCATTTAATCATGTCGCAGAAAACAATCCCGAACTTGCTGATAAACTTATCTAAGGAGACTTAATTATGGCTAGTTATACTGTTGGTCCCGAAATGACGTTTGAATCGTCTGCCACCCTCGCGCAATTCACGTTGGTTAAGATGGATGCCGCTGGTACTATCTCTAACTCAACTGGTGTTGCATCTGAAGACAACGATGTATTTGGTGTTGTCCAGCAAGCCGCTGTTGACGGTGATAGCGTTGCTGTTACTAACCTTAACTGTGTTGGTAGCTTCAAGGTTAAAGTCGCTGGCGCAATCTCTAAGGGTGCTAAGGTTTATACCGCCGCATCTGGCCTTGCTTCTGCTACGGCTACCTCGTTGACCTGTATTGGTGTTGCACGTGATGCCGCTACAGCCGCAGATGACATTATCGAAGTACTCCGTGTACTCGGTAGCAATGACGATATTTCCTAAGCATAATTAAAAGGAGAATTTATTATGGCAGTAACATATAGTGGAACCCGCCCCGCACCTTTCCTAGCTCAGGCTGTTAACCAGTTTGTACCGGATGCAGATGCATACGCCGCCTTCAAGATTGCTAAAACGATTGTTGGACCTGAGAAAGGTACCCTGCCTGTGATTCCTCGTGAATCCGTTGCTGGTACTGGTGCAACTACTCGTCGCGCTCCTGGTGCCGCTTTCCAGCGTGAAGGCCTCGCCGCAGAAGGTATCCCCTTCCAGGTTGTTGGTTATGGAATGGAAGTTCCTGTACCTGAAGAAGATATTGCTATCTATGGTAGTATCCTGAATGCAATGAAAGTTGCCGCTGGTAAGATTAAGACCGCCGCTTTTACTGACCTCGAAGTACGTGTCCGTGACATGATCATGAATACTACTACTTGGAATGGCGCCGCTCTCTACACTGACAACAGTGGCGCACCTTGGGATACTGCTGGTAGTGATGCTATCGGTCACATCAAAGCCGCTAAAGACAAGGTTCGTACAGGCACAGGCATGATGCCTAATGCTCTTATCCTTGACTACTCCCAGATGGATAACCTTATCTACAAAAACACGGCTATCAAGGCCCTGCTTAGTGGTCTGGCAGTACCTACTCCTGACGCTATTGAAACAGTTCTTAAGAACCTCTTCAAGCTGGATCAGCTGATTGTTTGTAGTGCTGTTTACAACAGTGCCAAGGAAGGTCAAGACGCTACTATGGGTAACGTCTACAGCGATGACTACGCTATGGTTGCACGCGTTGCTACCAGCACCAATCCTTCTGAAGCTTGTGTTGCGCGGACTATCCAGTCCCGCCCCATGGGTCCAGGAACGGACATGGAAACCTCTATCTATGACGAGCCACAGACCAACTCTAAGGTTGTTCAGGGTTCTGTCTATCTGGATGAGGTTGTGGTTGACGCCGCATTTGGTCATCTGATGAAGATTGACGCATAAGGGTTTACTCCCGCACTCCTATGGGTGTCATCCAATAGGGTGGCACCCGCTTTCTCTAACTAAATAGCCTTACAAGGATAAGCATATGGCACAGACAGACAGAATAACAGAGAATAGCGATGCACTTAGCTACAAGCGTGCCATTGCAATTACTCCAAGTGACAGCGCAGAGGTTGCCTACAACTACCATGCATTTATTATTGACAGCACTGGTGGTGCAGGCACAATTAAATTTCAGTTTGATGATGACACAACCCTAAGCATTGACGCAGTAATTGGTGTTGAGTACCGTTACAGCCCTAAGTTTGTTATGGCTACTGGCACTACTGCAACCGGAATTAAGGGGCTTGTATAATGGGTAAGATGCTAGGAGGAAATCTATTTTTGGGCAGTCAGCGCAGGCTCAAACAGTTGTTTGATGGACTCCTGGCACAGGCTAGTGTTGTAGGTTCTGATATAGCCCTAACCAACACCAGCACAGGCACACGTAAAAGCGCATGGGCAGAGGGCGCAGATAGGGCGGCTAACACGGTAGACAGCATCACACGAGGCGGCGTGCCCATTGTGTTCTCAGGCGCGGCTCAGACTAATCTTGTTGACACGGATTTGACGAATTGGGACAACGTTGGCGCTGGGTCGGCAACGGTAACAGAACCCTCGGCAGGTTTTTTTCGTATCGCATTTAATGGCGATGGCGGTCAA